TTAATTGAGCAGCCCCCATCCGAGGGTGGCACTGGCGATCAACCCGAAGGCCATCCCGGAGGGGACGACCCACAGCAGATCGAACAGCAGCGGACCACGCGGGCTCATACGGACAGGGCTTTCGGAGCCTTCGGGAGACGACGCCACATCAGGATCTCGTCGCCATCGAGCGTCAGCCCACCCCAGCCCACGCGAAAGCAAGGACGCTGGCTTATGCCCGCAATGCGACTGGTCGGCCAGACGGAGGCAAAAACGAAGGGAGCCACGGTCAGGCCGTCGCAGCCGCGATAGAGCCCCAGGAATGTGGTCTTGTCCTGCGGCGCGGTGAAGCCGGGCTGCCAGACGCCATCGACACCATCCTCCCGAAAGCTCCTGTTTTCCGCCATCAGGCGGCGGATGATGCCGGAATAGGATTGCAGCATCGTCAGGAGGGTCTCACGCGGGGTGTCGTCGGTGATCACGATACCGGCTACCATCTCTTGAACTCCTCGTTGGCGGGAAGCGGGCAGTCATCCACCCAGGTCATCTCCTTGCCCTGCCACAGCGGGAAGTCGGAGAGATTAAGGGGGACGTCATCGAACACGTTGAGCCTCAGGCTCAGGCAGTCGGACAGCAGAGGGTTACGGAGCAGCTCCCGGTTCAGCTCCAGGAAGCTGGAGACATCCTTGGGGCTATGAAGGGTCAGGGTGATCCCGTCCACCTGATGGGCCACGTCGATCAGATCGTCGGCGTTCGTCCAGGCGGTGTAGAGGTAGATCGGCGCGGCGCTGCCCTGCGCCCTGGCACGGTCGGTGATGTCGAAGATGCGATCCGGGTAGAGCATGGGCTCGCCGCCGGTCAGCAGGATCTCATCGTAGCCGGTCAGCTCGGTGCAGACAGGCAGCGCAGTCAGGTCATAAAGGCGATTGCAGCACCGAGGACAGGCCCGATTACAGTCCGGGGTCACCAGGAGGCGCAACTTCATCTCTTGCACTCCGAGCCGCAGGACGACGGAGGCACCACCACAGGGGGCGGCACCATCACAGGGCGCGAAGGGGTCACCACAACAGGACGCGGGGCCGGAGCCGCGACAACGGGGTGCGGGGCCGGAGCCACGACAACAGGGAATGCCAGGGCGGGGGTCGAGAACAAGGCCATCAAGGCCACCACAGCAAAGCGCATTGATTGATCTCCAGAACGAAAAACCCCTCCCCAGGGTCATCCCAGGGAGGGGCGCATTTCGGGCAGTAGGGTGAATTAATTGATCACCCTACATTTCGTTAAGGATATCAACGGCTTCGTCGGCAGCGTCGGAGGGGGCCAGATGGGCATATTTGGCGGTCATGACCGGGGTGGAGTGCCCCAGCAGCACCTGGATCTTCGCCAGGGACATCCCCTTCTTGATCAGTCGGGTCGCGAACGTGTCGCGAAAGCTGTGGATCGTGAAGGTGCCATACCGTTTGACCAAGTGAGGGGCGTTGAGTCCGGCTCGATCAATCGCCCGGCGCAGCCCGTGCGGGGAGTAGCTACGATGCCCCTCCTCCTTTTTGGAGCCCCTCATCTCGCGGGCGGGGAACACGTAGTGGCCGTTGGTCTCTCGCCGCCGCCGTTGCAGGATCTCCCGCAGCCGGTTGGTGAGCCCCAGGGTGCCCTCGTTGTCCACCTTGGACCGATAGATTGTGATCCACCGCCAGTTGCGAGTGTCCACACAGTCCCAGGTGATGGTGCTGATCTCGCTGTAGCGAGCCCCGGTGTCGAGCAGGAAGATAGCGAGGTCGTATTGATCCTGCATCGCCTTTCGAATTTGAGGACTCACGCCACCCTCGCAGAGCTTCCCGTGTCTGGTCTGCATGATGGGGCGATCCGGGTCCAGCTCGGCCAGCAGACGTTCCTCCTCACCATCCAGCAGGTATCGCTTCTTCTCGGTGGTCGGCAGTCGCGGCCATTTGATGTCATGCACAACCATAAACCCAGTATCTCGGGCGTGCCTGTAAACACGCTGAAGATCACCTATGTATTGGTTGATTGTTGCTGGCTTTAGTTTTTGCCCTTTCAGGCTCTTCAGAAGATCATCAACCATGAGCTGGTTGATATCTTTTGTCGTCTGATTCGGATACATTGCAAGCACGCGAAAAATCCTCGCCTTGATATTACGAAGGTCTCCCAGGTGGTCGTGTTTGTCGAGATATGACTGGGCGACTTCTTTTAAGTCCCCAATTGGACGCACGCCTAGCTGGGTCTCATCCCGTCGCCGCTTGACATATTCGGAGGCCACCAAAGTAGCCTCCTGCTTGTCCTCCCGCTTGGTTGAGATTCGCTTCCGCTTCCCATCAATGGTCACATCGAACCACCAAAAGGAAGAGTTGGGGCGTTTGTAGAGGTTCATTAATCCTCCGACTTCACTGGCTGACTATCTTCCAAGGCCTTCTCGTAAAGATCCTGGAACATTCCCCGATCATCTTTGGGGAAATCAAAAATCATTTTATAGAGGACCGGGTGATAACACCGAAGGAGCATCTTACCGAATTCCTCGGCAGGGAGTGATAAAGCAAATGCGAGTTTTTCCATCAAATGAGTCGGTATGTTGTCCTGCGCTGTCTCATAATTTGAAATCCGCTGGCGAGAAGCCCCTACAGATTTTCCGACCTGTTCCAAGGTAAGCCCTCGACCTTGTCGGACGAGCCTAATGAACTCGCCCATCATTTCAGCGCCAAGCTTGCCAGATGCCGTACCTCTGCGACGATATGCCCTGGACATTCTGCTAATCCCCCAATGACACATTAGATTCTGAACAATCATTACCACAAGCTCTCGCAACAGAACAGGGAGCCATTCAGAAACTGGTTGTATCAAGGTGTAACACACCCCTAGGGCGAAAGACCGCCTCCAAGGCATGGCACGCTTCTTGCAATCTTAAGTGTTCTATATAGATAGCCCTTAAGAGAACCCTTCAGGTTTGTTCTCTTCTAGAACTCTTACCCTAAGGGTTCCCTTAATACCGGCCTATCGATGGTGCCCGATCAGAGCAACCACCCCGATCAGGATGAACAGCACCAGCCCACAGCACCCGCTGAAGCGATCCCATTCGGTCTGGCTCCATGCCGGGAACCAGTAGCGGGACTTGGGGCCTGTGAAGCCACCATGAACCTTACGCTTGGTCATTGTATCACACTCCGTTGACAAGATATCCACGCAAACTCGCCAGGAGGCCCTGTGGAGCCACCTAATGAGCATGTTGGCTACGTCCGTAGCAGTGATGCCTTGGAAAGCCCTGTATGGGCCTTAAAACGCTCTTTAGAAAAGATACACTTTAGGAGGGCAACGCTCCTGGCCATCCATAGCCATCTTGCGAACCTCCACGATCTCCAATCAGGCAGCCCGTGCCAGGGTCATCGCCTGGAGAAGGGCGGCAGCACGGGAGGGGCACATCCGATACACCACGCTGTCAATCAGCACGGCCCACGCACCACCCACAGCGGTAATTGCGATCATTTCGTCTAATCTCCGTCTTGCTTTTACCCATCCGGGCCGGTCATGACACGTCATGTGTCATTACTTGAGGGGACGCGCTAACATCCCCTCCGATAATGACGCTCGACTCTTGAATTACTTGTTGGGATTGGCCAACAGTTCGCGGATGGTGAAGTCGGGGTAGCGTTCCTCGCCATCCGGCAACACCGCAGCCACCTGGATATGCTCGTATCCACGGGCCTTGAGGGCGCGCACGGTGCGGCGGGAGAGGTGTCTTCCGCGCTCCTTGGGCATGACCCACCCCATACCGGGCTTGTACGCCTCCTCGATCACCAGATGGGTCGCCCGACCATAAACGGCAGAGCGGCGGACGATGGCGCAGGGGTTGGGGCTGTAGGGCATAGGGTCTCCAATGTGTGAGTGGTCAAACGAGGGTGTTTCAGGTAAAAAAGCCCCTCCCCTTCCGAGAGAGGCTTGCGATGAACCAGGGAATGCGAAGACTTGCGGTAGCTGTCGGCCTTATCTCGGGCATCGTTCTAGCCCTTGATCCCGACCTTATTGGTTTTAAGGATGATGAAGTCCTTCCCCGCATCCTCGCCGCCTTGGTGGGGCTGACGTGTGGGTGGGCTGTCGTTTCGCTCGCCGCCTGGGTGATCCAGGGGTTTACTCGGCGGTCTTGATGCGGGACTACCGCGACCGGCGCTAGGCCGGTTTCGCCCTTGTCCAAAGGGGCTCGTCAGGCGGCGGGGTGGAACCGTTCGTAGATCTCGGCTTCTTCGTCCCGGAACTGCGCCCGGAGGGACGCACGTTCGTCGATTAAGGCCTTCATGGCTTTCCGCTCGATTTCCCTGGCGCGGGCCTCGGCCCTCTCATACCTCGCGTTGGCGCGATCCAGGGCGCGGGTGAGCTTGCGCTGGGCTGCCTCATAGGCGCGTTTCTCTTCGTCCGTCATGGGTCAGCCCTCCCGCCGCTTGAGCCACGCCAGGGCTTCGGCCCGGCTGTCAAAACGCCCCGAGATCGGGGTTTGGTGAGGCCCCCGGACGACGTACCAGCCGCCCAAAAGGCGATTATTGACGACACGAACTCCATTCTTCATGGCTTAGACGTCCCCGTTCAGACGCTTCAGGGCGGCGAAAACCGCGAATTGCGTGTCGTCCGTGCGGACGATATTGAGGTTCTTGGCTTTCACCCCGTGGTCCCGCTGATCCTGCCGTTCGCCTTCAACGTCGGAGCGGTCATAGGCTCCGAATTCGGGTGACCAGCGGAAGTCCTCCCCCCACGGTATGAGGACAAATAATGTGAAATATGGGCGGGTTTTCTTGGTCATGGCTCAATCATCCTGTTCAATGATCCAGGGGATTGACCCGTCTGGATCTCGCCACTGATAGAAAAACTCACGAACTGCCTGTTCGTATGTCTGGCAAGTTATCCTGCGGTTCTCGCGCTTGTGCTGGAGATAGAACATCAAACAATCTCCGTTGTGGGCTCGTCAGGCGGCGCATCACGCCACGACCATCGGGGGCTTGTGCCCCCTAGGTTTCGCCCTGGTCACAGGAAGGGGTTGATTTCAGGGGGTGGCGGCGGGAGCGTCACGCCAGGGGAGACGGACAGGATCATGTCCTCAGGGAACAGCCGACGATGACGGCGGATTGCCTCCCACCCGCTACGCTGGCCGAAGTGGTCGGCCTCAGCCCCTCGGAAGGTGGGATCTCTTTCTTGCCACTCCGGGCGGGTCCAGAAGACCAGCCAATGACGCTTAGGCGGGAGAGGCCCCAACAACTCCTTGACGGTAAAGGCGCGCGTGTTGGGCGTGAAATCCACCCCGAGAAAGCGGGCAGAGATGTGGATTTGGGTAACGCCCAGCCGCTTCCAGGCGCGGACGGAGCGACGGCTAAGGGGCTGCTTCTTGGCGACCGTGACCCATCCAACACCGGGCGTGAATACCTCGACGATTTCGGCGGAAAGCAGGTTCGGATAGACCGCGCCAACCACGGCGCATGGGTTGGGGCTGTAGGGCATAGACGCTTCCTCCTTGTCAAAAGCTTGAAAAGGCGGGGCCGAAACCCCGCAGATTGAAGCCTTTGTCCAGCAAATACGATACAAACTAGGCAAAACGGTGCCTGAAAGCATTCACCTTGATTACCGGGCCATGCACTTCGATTACCACATCGCAGCGGGCTTTCGCCCCGTGCCCACCGCACGCCTTGCACATGGCGCACGATAGTTCCGCTTGCGTGGTTGCCGGGCAAATGATCTCCCGGTCTTCCCTCTCCAGGTCCGTTGTTACCCGGAAGGTTCGCCACCCGAGGCGCTTGGCTTCCTCTCGGTCGCCCTTACTGTCGCAAGACGCCATGCAATAGCCCTTGAGATAGGCTATCTCCGGGTTTCGCCATTGGTGGGTGTACCCGGTGACGCTCTCCGACCACGTCGCCACATCGTGCCAGACCTTCGCAGGAACGGCCGCAGGGTCGCCATAAGCACCGATGCGAACCGATCGACCCGCAAAATGCTGCCGCGCCTTGGCGACCGTGATGACTTCGGAATAGATCCCCCGGTGATATGCCTTCCAGACCACTAGAGGTGCTTGGAAAGTCAGCACATAGCAGGAGGTTCCACGGTTTGGACAATCGCCACAGACGCTCACATCTTCGCCGCTCTTGACGGCATTGTGTGGGGCGATGTCTTCGCGCATGATCCAAGTTTGGATCATTGCTCCGGTCTTCTCGTTCTTCGATCCCTCGAAGCCCGTGGCGATAACCACGATAGGTTTGCCATCAAGCTGGGAGGGTCCACGATAGAGAACGATCCCCTTCATTTTGCAATCTCCGTCAACCAAATGTGATACATACGGGACATGGAACGCCCGCGTGCAGGGAGCGGAGACGTTGACATCCCCGGCTAGGTTGGATATGCTGCCGGGAACCGCTCGCCTTCACTTTGCGGGTTTGAGCGAGCGGCCCCCGGCTAGTTAGCTGGCGTTGCCCAGAGAGCAATCACCAGCCAAACCGCCAGAAACAGAAGGGCTCGTGCGATGTACCGCATGGGCCTTTCTCCTTTCTGGGGCTAGTTCTGACGGGTCGTTATGGCCTCATCAGGCACCGCGTTACGGTGCGACCATTAGGGTCTTTCGGCCCCTAGGTTTCGGCCTCATGTCCTCCATTTACGATACAAGCCAGTGTTCAAAAAAGCCGCCCCGCAGAGCGGCAGATTTCAACACTGATCACTTAAGAATTTCGGCGCATTCGAGAAGCTCTACAAGCCTCCGCGCCCAATCTTCGGCCTCTCTGTCCTTGCCACATTGTTTGTAGGCAATCGCTTTCGCCAAGGCTCTGTTGATCTCACTGCGATCCATGCTGTATCTCTCCGTTTCGCCGTTACTGCGGCTCATCAGGCCCGGTGATCCCGGAGCGACGGAGATATTCACGATGTCCAAGAGCAGGAGCCTAGCGGCCCCGGAGCGGCTGGCGAACCAACCGTGAGAATGTTTGTATCGGATTTGGTGGACACGGTCAAACTGATTTTTTCGGCACACCATAAAAAAAACAGTAGCTCCGATCTGTGCCCGGAAATTCAAGGGCTTGGCCCATCCCTACCAGCAGGAGCGGCAAGGGATCAGGTCGCACGGCCTCCCGCGCCCCCTCCCGGCCTCTCCAGCCATCCCCAGGCAAGCGGCAAGGCCCACCACATTCTGCTTAATCAGCAGTGACACCAGCTAAAGCTCAATGGAAACAATGGATTAGGCCGCCAATAGGGCCGGAATGTGTCGATAGTGTGCCACCGTTCAACCCCCCGCCCAGGCAATCCCCCTCGTTCGGGTTGGCTTTGGCCACCCTTTCGGGCCTACCCTATTGGGCGGCTCGATACCCACCCCAGCCGCTCCTGGCGAGGCCGGGGCCACGGGGGGAGTCGCGCCCGCGCGCGGACGAAGAAGTGTCCACAAAACTCGCGCAAAATTTTCAGAAGGCTATGCGTGGTATCGACATTCAACCCTATACCCTCTCACGAGGGAATCGGCGTATGGTGGTTCCTTTTCCACAGAACCGCGAAAGGGGATCGGGTTCATGTCATCTTTGGAGTTGGTGAGCGTTCGTGAGGTTCAGGGCGATCTCACGAGCCAAGACACCCAGTTCCTGACGTATCTCCAGTCGTCTCTGGAGCGCGTCAAAGGTTTTGGGGGGATTTCTAAAGTCAGAGCCCCCCTTACCGATGATTCCGGTTGGGTAACTAACGTGGTCATCATGCTCTTCGCCTGGAGAGTGCTGATCACCTATTGTGATGGGGAATACGATATCACCGACCCTGATACCGGGGAGTTGCTTGCGTGTTCTAAGGTCTCCTTGAAGGATGCCTGGATGCGTCTGGGGTGGTTCCTGACGCCTATTCTTGTTGTGATGAGTGAGTTCCCCGTTGACGGTTTAGCCTGACCTGTGACGTCCCCCAAGGGCAGCGGGGGACGTCCTCTCAGATCACGACTTCCACTGGTAGACCTCTTCGTACTCCAGGTCTCCCAGATAGCGACCGGCGGAAACCCTTACAGGCCCAAGACGCAGCTCGTAGGGGTTTCCGTTCTGCCACATCATCATACGCTCGTATTCCTCTTCCAGGGCGGCTTCTTTCGCTGACTTGGCTTCAGAGGCTTGGTCCTGGCCCATCGTCCTCATGTAGTGGGCGACGGCCCCGGCCAATGCATCTATACGATCGTCATGCCGAAGACAACCACGATCTCGTGACAGGTGGGTCAACTGATAGCAAAGGCTGTAAGCCCCACCCTCCCTCAGGTATCGCTGGACATCGGCTTTGACGACATCTTCCGATAGGACCAGTCGGTGTTGGGTCATGACCGGCTCCAAGGTGTCGATGATGCGAGCCTCTTTCTGACCCTTGGCCCACTCACTCTCCTGAATGGCACATCCGCCGGGCCAGATCTTCTGGAGGACGGGGCCGAAGGCGATGCCCCACATCCCACCACCGAAGTTGGGTTCATATTCGATCACGTTGACCTGGAATCGCTTGGCGTCCCTGGCGATCATCTCCATAGCTCCCGCAGGGTCGCCCTGGTGCCCGCCAACGTGGAGGCAGTAGAGGGTGCCGTAAAGCGATCCCATAACCACCCAGGCGGTTTCGTCCGCGCCCCGGCCAGCAGGGTCAACGAACAGCATCATGGCGTCGTAGGGGCTCCATTCGTGATCCACGAACAGGGGCCGGAGATACTGATCCCCGGAGAAGCCAACGTTGCTTATGTCCTTCACAACGTTGAGCTTTTGACTGTCACGACCCCATTGGATCACGTTCGGTCCCTTGAGAGGACTGGACGAGAAGACGATCAGATCGTGAAGCTTGAGCGGATATTTCTCCGCGTCGGACAGCGAGGTGTCCAGCATGTACTGGAGAGCAAATGAGGCACGCCCTTTGCTCTCAATCTTGATCAGCTCCTCTTCACCAAAGCGGCTATCGGTCGGGCTGTTGGATCGCAGCTCGCCCTGGTCAAAAGCATGTCGGAGATAGAAGGCCAGGATGTCGATGTCCCGTCCCGTGTCCTTCTCCTGGATGGTGTAATTGGCGAGCTTCTCAGCGGAAGGGAACCGGACAGGAATACAGAAACATCTGAACCCCATCTCAGCCACCATCCGATTGTAGATCGACTCCTCGGTGGCCGGGGTTCCTAGGAAGATGATGTCGCCTATGCCGTGTTCGGTCTTGGCAATCGGGATGAAGTCGGACTGCACGAGCCCCAAGAGACGACCGCGCGCGTCCTCGGTCAGGGTGTTCTTCTCGACCTCGATATCGTCAGCGACGATCAGGGTGGCGCGAGATCCTCGGATGCCTCCGAAGATGCCACGGGCACAGATCGAATAGGACTGGGAGACGGACCCCCGAGCCACGTCGAACTGATCGGCCTCGTCTCGACGCCGGGCACCACCTTCGCGAGGCCCTTGGAGCAACCACGAGAGCAGAGGCATGGACTCGATGATGGATTTGACCTGGGAGACGAACTGCTTCGCCTTATCTCCAGAAGCGGACACAACCATGATCTTCTCGTCACGCGGGTTTCGCATGACGCGCCAGATAACGAAGGCGGCAGTGACATAGGATTTTCCCAGGGATCGGAAGGCCCGGATGATGTCCTCTCGGGGACACCCACTGATCCGGGCAATTTCCTCGGCGGTGAGGAACTGAGCCTCGACGGAGTCGAAGCCAAATTGAAGACGATGGGCAATCTCGTATTGCGCCCTGGTCGGGGCGGGAAGGCCCAGGTGGACCCACACAATCGACAGGAAGTTCCTGAAGTCGGTGAAGGCGGGCCAGACCTCCTCGGGAAATTCTCTCTCCCAGTAGAGCTGGCCCTCAGCCATCAGCGGCTGGAGCATTAAGCCTTGCGAACCACCTTGAACGGCATCTGCTCACGATAACCGGCCAGGGTCTTACGGATCTCTTCCGCCTTGGCCGCGTCGGCCTGATCGTTGCCGTCGAAGTTCTTGAGGAATGCGATAGCGGCATTGAGGACCGAGGGTTCGACCTCGGGGTTACCCACGATGCGCTGATACAGGTTGTCGAGGACTGCTCTTCGCAGTTCAGCAGTATTGGTCATCAGATCTCCTTGATGTGTGTCATCCAGCCCCTAACAGAACCAGCAGGAGCTGCATGGCGTTGGTGAGGTCGGGGGTGGGAAGCTTGAGCCCGAAGGCGTTGAGCATCGGCGCAATGACGATGCTGTAGGCGACGGCGAAGCCAAGAATCCACATCAGGAACGGGCGTGCGCCCGACACGAAGATGTTGGAATTACCGGCCTCGATCTTGTCGATTTCCTGCTGACCTAGGCGCTCTTCATGAGCCTGATCCTGGGCCTTGTTCCGATCAGGAATAAGTCGCTCGGCAGCGGTCTTACCGATGCCGAGTAGCGGGGCGAGAAGGGTGTCGATGAGAGACATCAATCGATCCTCTTGAGAAGTTTCTGGATGGTCCTGGTTTCGTAAATACGGATCAGGGTCCAGAAGATAGAAAGCACAGCAGCTACCGCAGGGAGCCACTGAACAATGGCACCTACGGTTACCACGATGGTTGCTCCGTCAATGGTTGTCTTGATTTGTTCAGACATCAACCACGCCCTTCGGGATCGCGGCCTTTATCATGACTACTTCAGCGTCATACCGCTGAAGCTCTTCAGGCTTACCTAGTCTAGAGTCCTGTTCAGCCGCCCGTACCAGTGGGGCGGGCCAGCGATCCAAGATAATCTGACGGCGGCGCGCCGACCAATTCCCGTTATCGGGATATTTTTCCAGCAAAAATTTCAACCAATGTTCCATTATCTACTCCGCATAAAGGGCTGGGGCGGCAATCCGCTGCAATTTGCCATTGAGGGTCTTGATGCGGGCGCGTAGCGCAGTCCCACTCGGCTGGCTGCTCAGATTGGCGCGAGCCCGGATCACGGCATAGGTGCCGTCATAGGCGGCCAGGACGGTGATCGCCGCCGCCGTCCAGGATGCCCCGCCGTCGCGGCTGATCTCGGCGGTCAGATCGGTGCCGAGCGTGGCCACCCCGCTGTCGTCACGGTAGAGGGCATAGAGCGAGGCATAAGCCGGGGGGGCGGACACGGCGACGGCCGGACTGAGCAGCACCATGTTGGTTTTGATGGTGTAGGTGATGATGGCATAGCCGTTTCCGGCCCGGCCCGTATCCACCGCATATTTTCCACCGGCGCCCATGCTCTTTCCGGGGTATTCGGGGTCGGTCGTGTTGGGGGCCGAGACGTGATCCGGGCTGGTGATGAAGGCCGCGTTCGTTGCCCCCGGCAGGATGAAGCCAGAGCCACCGCCACCGGAGTAACTTCTGGTGTTCCCGCCAGCACCGCCGAAATACCCGCCGCCGCCGCCGCCAGAACCGTTCGTGCCATACCCACCCTGTAGGGCAGAGCCGGGATTACAATTCATTCCACCCTGTGTCTGCGACCCGCCGAACACACTCGAAGCCGACGTTTCACCCGAAGTCCCGCCACCGGCTCCACCACTCCACCCATCGTTGGAGGTGTTGCTTGCGCCGCCACCGCCACCCGCAATCGCGAGTGCATTGGCCTGGGAGACGGAGCCATTGAACAGTCCGGTATAGCCACCCCCCGTTCCGGGGTAGTGACCGCTATCGGTGGTCGCGCCACTCACTCCGCCGCCGCCGCCAAAGGTGGGAGAGGTGTTATTCCATCCGCCTTGGCCGACGACAATCGCCAAGGTCTGGCCGGGCGTGACCGGGATCGTCGCGGTGGTAAACCCACCGGCACCGCCGTAATCGTTATAGGGGCTGGCCTGGGTGGTCGCGCCGCCGCCCGCGCCCCACAGCTTGACCGTTGCCGAGATCGCCCCCGCCGGGACGATTTCGGACTGAAGCGCGCCCGTATAGGCGAAGGTGCGCCGGACATAGACCGCGTTGGTGTAATAGTTCGGGCTGGACGGCACCAACGTCTGGCCGGTGCTGGCGCTCCACTCGTTCGTTGCCAGCTCCCACTGATAGCCCTGGACCAACGCCCCCGAGGCGACCGAGCTGGTCAGTAACTGGCGCAGGTTGGTCAGCGCGATCTGACTGGATAAACATTCAACTCGTGAGTCTACGAATGTCTTTACAGCTTTTTGAGAAGGTATACGAGAATCGCTGTTACTTCCGAGCGTTACATCGCTGTCAACGGCACTGCCTCTAATGGCTTGAATATCATCCAGCACCTGAGATGCACAGACGTATTCAAAACCATCTTCCGCGTTCTTTTGACGCAAATAAGACCCGCCGTGACCACGAGGAGACGGCACACTTCCAGTAATGGTTCGAAGAAGTGAAACCGCCGACTGAGCTTCAACAGCCGAAGAAGCGGCGGATTCTTTTAAGTTCTTTATTTCAAAAAGATAACTCCTCTCAATGTAATCCTTGGTTACGACATCCATCCCCTCAAGCGGATCGGAAACATTCGTAATACGACGACCCTCTCCATTCCAGTGGCCGGTTACGCTGTCCTTATGGACCGCCGAATTAGCAGCATCGACAGCCTCCTGGCACAGATAGAAAGACTGTTTCGAGTCGGTGTTGAGATCAGTCGCGGTCAAGCTGCCGGGGATCGAATATTCGACCAAGCGCGTGGCGGACGAAGTGTCGCGATAGATTTTGATGAAGGCCCCTTTGGCAGGAGCCGAGGCCGTCTGGATAATCGATCCGGTCAGCCAGATGTAGGGGGTGGGCGCTCCTGTGACCAAGACTTTCACATGCGATTTGTCCAGGTACGGGAAGGTAACGGAGAAATTGGTGGTCGTTCCATCTCCGACATACTCAACGTAGGAAAGTGCAGCCATTCATGTTCCCAAAGAGAAAGGCCCCAGGTTTCCCCAGGGCCTCTTGTTGTTGATTATCCGCCGAAGATCCTTTCGGCTATCTTCCGCCCCGTCTGGAGCGGAGCCAGGATCATCAGTCGCTTATACTCCTGCTCGGGCGTCGAGTTCGGATCAGAGATCGTGGAGATCGCCTTCCCTAGATCGGACGGTAACGAGGCCGACATGCCCAACAACGGTTCCCAGGCGTTCTGCCTCTCGTAGCGAGAAGCCCCCTCGAACCCCGCCAGACGTGCGGCGACTTGGACGAACTGCGAGAAGGGTCCGAAGACACCCGCCCGGTCGGCCAGTTCGTGGGTGGTCTTGGCGATGTGGTCGCTCTGATATCGCTTCATCGGGTCTTCGCCACGAAGGTAATCCTTCCCAGCGACGACGACGCCGGTCCAGAACAGCAGGGTGTTCATCGCCAACATGGTGCGGAAATCCGTACCCTTGGTAATGTACATACGTTGGGCGGCGTGGTTGAAGAAGCGATCCATCTGGGCGAACTGGAAGGTCATGAACTGAAAGTACAGCCGCCCCCACCAAGTCGTTGCCATCTCCGGCAAGTCACCAATACCCAGGGTCACCACCGAGTTCTTCATGTGCCGATCAAGGGCCATGTAATAATCCCTGGCGGCACTCTCCCCACCGGGAGCGGTATGCCACTTCTCCAGGTGGGGATCGAAGTGACCATCCACGGTCTCCCCAAAACGCTGGATCATGGAATAGATCTTCGAGGCTTCGGCCCGACCAATCCCCAGATTGGCCAGATTGGCTCTGTCAACATCCGACAGCTTGTCATAACTGGCGACCTTCTCTCGGATCTCATGAAGCCCGGTCAGACCCGCCAGACGCTTCGAGAAGCGATTGAGATAGGCCAGACATGAAAGCTTCGAGACACCGTCTACGCCGACGTTCATGGCCCGCTCCAGTTTGCCCGACCACTCCCTGGTTCGCCCGTAGCCGAAGCCCAGGTGCCCCAGCGCGTCGTCATCACCGGATCGATGCATGATCGAATACGCGGCGCTCTTGGACATCTCATGCGAGTTGATCAAGGCGTTGATCATGTAGTCAGGCATTTCCTTGAAACCGACGATGGCCTCCCGCAGGTGCGGGATCATGTCGGTGATCCTGTTCCGCAGAACCAAGGTCGAGGAGTCCATCAAGTTGGCAAAGCCCATACCATCGCCAAAGCGGAGGTACTCGGCATTGCGTTTAGATCTCGTCAGGAAAGCGAGTAATGAGTTGTTGTCGAGCCCGAGGTTCCCTACATACATCAAGCGATTTCGGATCAGTTCAAGATCCTCCATGAATTTGTCCCGCTCCTTGATCCACCGCTCCTTTCCCTTAGGCTCAGCAGCGTCGATCTTGTCCTGGTAATCCTTGGACACCTTATCTACAACATCCTGCCACTTCTCAAAGCCATAGCGCCCCCCGCCTTCGCGGAGGTCGAAAGCTTCATGAAGCGCCGTAGCCGAAGCCATCTGACGCGACCGTTGTTCCATCATCTCGGAGAGATTGGTGGACAGCCACCCCTGCTGCTCGGCCTCAAGCCGGGCCTCACGGGACAGGATCAGATGGCGCTCCTTCAGGCGGCTTCCGGTGATCTCTTTATTGACCCCGAAGAGGTCGAGAGAAGCGGACGGCATTCTGCCGCTATCCGTCAACTTGGCGAGAATGTCGTCAACGATGTCGGACAAGCTCGGGCGTCCCTCTTTTGCTTTGATGGATCGCTCAAGCTTCCCTACGTCCTTCGCGGAATCCTTGCGGATCTGTGCGAGGGCGCTTTTGCGATCCTTCAGTTGAGCCTGTAGGTCGGTGACACGCGCTCTCCTTTCTTCCACAGCCCGCAACAAATCATCGGCCCGCTGGAGACGCTCCGTCGCTTTGGCGTGGCGTCGGTCAAGTCCAGCAAGCTCCCTCTCGATTTCCTTCATCCGTCCTTCCAGGCGAGCCAGGATCTTCGGGTCATAGGGGTGGGCTTTCCGCTTACCCTTATTCGAACCCGTCGAGGTGGGCTGGACAGAACTGAGGTCATCGCCGAAGAGACGCTTCATAACGGCCTGAACATCATCACCCCCACCACCAGCCAGGAGGCGATCCAGGGCTTGCTGACGAGCCGCCTGGGCGGCGGTAGCCAGTGCCCGCTGCTCGGTGGTGAGCCTGTCCCTGGCCACCAGGGCTTCATTCATCCGGGTATGGTAGAGGTCTCGGAACTTCCGTGCCTGAGACAGCGAAAGCTTTTGGATGAGCCTCTCGTTGATCCCCATCTGGCGCAGGGTGTTCTTCAGGTCGATGGATGCATCCCGATGCTGATCCTTCGCCGCCCTGAGGGAGTCGTTGAGGCGCGCCAGCTCCACCTCGCGATGTTCGCCAGCCCACGCCTCCAGGATCTCCTTCTTCAGATCCCCACCGTCGATGTCCTCGGTGATGGGACGCTCAACCCAGTAGTTGCTGTCGCCAGGGTGCGCAGGGTCTTCCTCGCGGACGGTGCGCTTGACCTTTACGGTCTTGCCACCTTCCAGCACCTTGAACTCGTCGGCCCTGACCCCATAGCTTTCATGAACCCAGTCGTGGAATTCGCTGGCCATCGTCGGGTCTTTCGACAGCCACCGGACCAGAGCTTCTCGCACGGCCGGGCGGTCACGAAGAATGGTGTCCCGTTTCCAGATTTGTGGGTACCAATATTCCCCATCCTTGATGTTGTCGGGGATCTGCACCCCCTTAGATCGAGCCAGGGTCAGGAAATCGTCAGCGGACTTCTTCCAAATTGACGCCATCTGCCCGGCAAGCCCGATCACACGATCAGCCCCGTCCTGGCCATAGCGTTCGATGAGAGCCCGCTGGTCGGCCTCCTCGATCCCTGGTCCCAGGATCTTGCGGGTGACCGTGTGGAAGTCTTCGGGAGTGACCGGCGTCAGGCCGTCACGATCCATTTCACGCATCGCCTGACGGATCAGGCGGTCTCCTCGTTCAAAATTCTGCTCGCAGTGGACGTTGAAATAATAATCCCGTAGCGTCTCGGCGTTGGGGAGCTGGCGAAATCCAGCAACGTTTTCCTTGGTGATTCGCCCGGTCATGTCGATCAGGCGTTGCATGACACCCTGACCGACGTCAGAGCCCCAATTGAGGGTTCGGGCGCGCGGGGTCAAACCCCGGAACCAGTTCAGGCCGGGAACGTTGAAAAGCTTCTCCTGGCCGGAAACGTCTTCCTTCTCGACCCGCTGGGCACCGACTGAGTCGTCCCCCTCAAAGCCGCGCCCAACGCTGTCGTCAGGCTGAACTCGGATCGTTTCCCCGTCTTTCTGATAGACGGGATGGAACTCTCTCTCCTCGTTGACGAGCCGTCCGCTGTAGGGATTGGCAGGATGATCCCGCAGCATGGCGTGGGAGAATGCCGTGAGCCCGCCGGAGAACATCATGTTCGCCGCCGTGTTCATCAACATCTCTTCCTTGGTTCGCAGGTTCTGCGAGCTGTAGAGCCCAGCTTCCTGGATTGCGGAAGAGACCGCCCCCTGAGCTGCTGCTCGACCAACCAGCCCGGCAACGGTGGGGGCCTTCCCCACCAACCCCACCCCGACATACGAGGTGGGGTCAACAACGGCGGCGGCTCCCGCACCCAGAAGACCAGCCATCCACGAACCGTTCATCTCGGCATCCAGCAGCTTTTTCTCCTGACGGATAGCGGCGATGCGTTCGTAGAAGTGATCCTCGGATACCACCCCATCCAGCAGATTACGCTCGAAGGCGGTCTGATAGAGATCCTGGTAGGAGTCCTTGTTGGTCTCCAGGAAGTGATAGGGGCGAAAGCTCGGATCAACAGGCCCGGTGTATCGACCGGCGGCGGGCTTGAGGAGGTTGACCTCAAGCTGATTCCGCAGGAACGAAGCCTGGGCGGTTTCCCAGAAACCGGGAAGATCCGCCTGGAAAGCATAGTCCTCGGTGGCCGACCGTTCGGGATGTTCCTTCTCATAGTCGAGAGAGCCCTGACGAATAGGAAGGCGCTCGGGACTGTTGATGTCGTCAAACATTTATGCGAAGTCCTTGATGTAGTCCTTGTAGTTCGGAAGAGCCGACGCGGTGTTGACATAGCCCGAGTACATCTGGGCCTCCTGGTAACGCCGATTGGCGACACCACGATGGCGCTTCCTGTTCGAGTTGTTCAGGATCTCGTCCAGAACGGCCTGATCATCACCGGCTTTAATGGCCGACGTGATCTTCGGACCCAGCAAGGAAGGGCCGTTGAACGCCAGCGACAGCAAAGCCAGACGCTTGCTCTCAGGGAGCGCGGTTTCCTTGCCGATCTTGGCGTCCAGGGTGCGCTCGGCTTCACCCACAGAGGCGTCGAACAGACTTCGCACCTGGGCTGGGGTCAGCTTCTGTTTCCCGTCGCGGACATCGTTGTAGAGGTCGTCGCCGCCACCCAAGGTCTTCGTGAAGAGTTCCTTGTTGGCGGGATCGTCCAAATTGAAACCAACACCGACAGTCCGCAGACCTTCGGTGTCGTCATAGGCGTATTCACGGACGCCTTCGAGGCGGCTGATGAAGTCATAGCGCCGCTGGGCATAAGACTGCGAAGTGGGTGTCATTCTGTTATCCGATGCGAAACCACCTTTCTCCCTGTATTGATCCTGGCGAAGCTGGTGGAGGTTGGTGAGCATGGAATCAAAATCGGATACATCATCGTCGTTGATCGGTGATGTAGTACCGATAGACGGGGCAATAAGCCCCGCCTGACTCCATTTGTTTACGGTATGTCTGTAGATATATTTGTAGAAATCCTCAGACGTGGTGGCATCAGTCTGAAATCCTTCAGCCTGTTCCAAGTTCATTAATCCCTCTACTTATAAGGTTCGGTATGGATCTCCACCGCCTTCTTGATCCCCTTACCAATGGCAGAGGTCGTCTCGGCGGCAACGTCACGGACACGCTCACCGGCTTTCAGGACGGCTGTATCGAGCGTGTCTTTTCCGCCGCCCCGTGAGGGTTGGGCCTTGGCGACATCGCCAATAGCCGCGTAACCGCCGGAGGGGATCTCATCCAGAGCCTTCGCCCCAGGGCGAGCGGGCTGGCTCTTCGCAATCTCTTCCTCGCGAAGCATCCTGGCGGGCTTCTCACTGGGGACATAGCTCCAGGTGAGGAGTGAATTAGGACTGCCGGGGATCATGGGAGCGAAGACGATACGTCCTTCGATGTTGGGGTTTTTGGTTCCCAGCACGTCTTTCACCCGCTCATTCATCCACTGTGCCGCAACCTCAGGGTCGCTACTCAAGGTGTCGGTGTGTTCGGCACCCTCGGCATCCTTCCAGCGGATCTGCTGGCCCGGCTGAAGAGCGACGGGAGCCCCGCCTCGATCACGCACGAACCACTTCCCAGCGTTGTCGTCGGCCTCCAGGAACCACGCCTTCGGATTGACCAGAAGGTTGCCGCTATCCTGGTGCTGGGGGAACATCGCGCTGACGGCCTTGATATCGGCCCTGGCAACATCCGCGTTATCCTCGGTGAACCGAACGCCCTTGCGATCCGGCGGGCGAGGGACGACGTGATAATCGCCATTACCGCTGGGCAGCAATTCACCCTGGACATTCCCCGACGCCAACAAATTCGAGGTGGCCTCCTTGATGTCGGAGATGCTGAAGTCGTTCATGTATTGTAGAACCTGCGAAGCGAAGTTGCCTCGATAACCAGGACTGACATGAACGTTCGAGTTCATGACGATGCCATTGACGTTTCCTAATCCAGGCTGGGAAAGCTGCTGAACAAAATACTTGTTCATAGCAGAGCCAACATCTTCGTAAAAGGCATCGGCCTCTTTACCCGTGACAGCCTTCGGCGTCAGCGACTTAGGATCGCTGATATCCTTCTTAACGGTGGCGAGCTGCTGGAGCATCTGCTCGACGTCAACAGAAGCCCCCGCTTGGCGGCGGGAGTTGATGGTATGCCAGAGCAGCAGCCCATCCCCGTCACCGAGGATCGTCTTCGCGGCCACCTCCGGTGCCACCCCCATCTTGTCCGCCTGTTGGCTGACGAAACGGAAGGTGTCGGCGGCGGACTTCGGGTTGGTCCTGAAGTTGATCAGATCCTGACTGAGGTTGGTCCGAAGCGTGTTCGACCACCATCCAGTCTGCCGCCCCAGCTCGATATAGTTCGAGATGACGCCGACCCGCCCCTCCGGGGTGGTCTGAGATGCGAGATCCTGATGTTGGGCCTTGACCCATTCCTCGCCGTGGTCCTGCCACCAGCTCGTGTTTTGCACACCGTCGCGGAGCATCGTCCGCCCCTGATTGATGACCTGGGTGGATTTTTGGAGGGCGTCGAACTGACCTCGGATCTTTCCGATCAGGTTCGTGTAGTTGGTGTTATACTGGAGGTTGTTATTCCACCCATAATTAGTCACCTCCCCCAGGAGATGGGCGGTCTCCTCAACTGCCTTCAGCGGCTCGCTACGCTTTGCGATCTCGGACAGGCGGGTGTCGAAATCGGAGAGCTGCTTGAACTGTCCGAAGGACACACCATCGGCAACACGCTTCTGGGCATAATCCTCCAGCTTGGTCAAATCTGCTTCGTTGATGAAGAGCTTGTCCCGTAACCGGGTGTCGCCCACGTAGCCATCCCGAAGCATCGAGATAGCCGCCCCGGCCTTGTCAGGGTTGTTGGAGATAGCCGAGTATGCCGTCGCCAAGGCTCTCTGCCTCTGGCCCGGCATATCGCTCGGATTGATGTCGAGATAGTTCTGATAGATACGGAAGAATTCGACTGGATCATTCTTCCCGGAAGCAATGAAGTTGGATACGCCAACATCAGCTTCCAGACTACCCTTCTCGATGTTCTTCTTGAAGCGGTCCAGCTTAAACTGACTGGATGTCAGGTCGATGGCTGGTCGCAGGTTCCCATAGACCTTCAGCTTCAGGTTTTCATCATGAATAGAGCTGACGTGGTCCTGGACAAACTGCTGAGTGTAGGCGTCAATGGACTGCCCGTCCTGAAGCTTTGAGGCCCCTTCGACATACATCTCATGGAGGTCTTTGGCGGTACGCTGCCCCAGAAGGTCCGTCCGGGCGTTGTAGTAATGGTAATTCCACAGATCCCGTTCGACAGGCATGGGCTCGCCATTCATGTCGTCGGTCATGGCCTGTCTCTTGGCCTCGACCTTTCCATAATCGGCAATAGGCTCAATAGCCGCCGTGGCAAGCTTGGAGGCTCCACCGAAGAACTGAGCGAAGGAATCGTTCAGCGGGTTGAGCCCTTCCATGTCACTGTGGTACTGCGGGGTCTGGCGGGCAATCAACTGTGAATGCTGAGTTGCATCCGCCCGCATCCCATCAAGACTTACGCTGGTTCTCGAAGACCCACTCAACTCGATCCACTCCCTGAGTTACCGCTTCCTCCACTCGATCTATTTTTCAAGGCATCCATCAGGGCCGTCTGTCTGCTGTCCGTCTGATAGGAGTCATAAACCTTCCCGCCGATGGAGAGGGCGGAACCGATCATGCTTCCGATGGCCTGGGTATTGGAGTTGGAAGCCTGATTCCAGGTAGCGGTGACGGACGCCTGGGTTCCCATGGCTCCTGCCAACTTCTGCGCCTGAAGCGCCTGTTCCTGGCTGGAGCGATTCTTCTCAAGGCGACTGAGGTCCATGCCGATGGCATAACCCTGCTGGGCATAGGCCCCGGTCAGGGAGGCGTCCGACATACCCAGCTCTGCGGCAGCAACCCGGATGGTACCCAGCTCACCTTCAGCCTTGCGGACCACGTCTGATTTCTGCTCATCAGCGATCCGATTGTTCTCGGCCTCCAGGCGGGTATTCTCCGCTGACGCGGCGGCATAACTGCGTCGAAGGGCATCTTCCTGTTTCCGGGCCTGTTCATCGGCCGCTTGCATCTGCATCACACCCATCGTGGTGCTGCTCACAAGAGCAAGCACAGCAACCGTGGCGCTGACGTATCCAGACATTTAGGTCATTAATCCTTTCGTGACGCCAGAAGGTCTCCTTCGGCAGTGAATTCTTCCTCGGCCTCTTCGACCGTCGTCGCATTTGTCGAAAACAGCATACTGATGTGTGTGTCTTCGAGAGCGTAAACCGCAGTTTTTCTGCCAGCCTCGCCGAGGAAAATCTTGTAGCCCTGTACTTCTTCAACCCCGGTCTCCGTCAGAACGGCAACATGGCCACTGACAATCAGCACCGTGGGGATTTGGATGAGGACGCCGGTCACCACCACACCGGCAGGGATCGAGATGGTCCTGATGTACACCCCGGCGTGGAAGTCATGTTGGGTCTTCAGACGCACCTGGGGACGCTGTAGCGAAGCTTCTTCAAGCTTCCTGACCCGCTCAATCGCATCGTTACTCATGGATGGGAGAGGAAGAGCTAAAGTGTTATCAGCCATTAAACACCTTCATGTAAATGTGAGCCGTCTCCCGATACTTCAGTGCCGGAAGGATTTCCCTCAGAGGGCCTACGTCAGGCGCGCTGATCATCAAGGCCGGGGAACCCAACGACTTGGCACATCGTTCGGCCGTTCGGATCAGCCGGAGACCAGCCCCGGTCTGGCGATATGCCTTCATGACGAACAGGCTTTCCGTCGAAGCCACCGTCATCCCGTAGTGAGGGACAAAGGGGGTCAGCACGGTGACCAGTCCGATCAGACGACCATCCTCAAGAAAGGCACCGAAGATGTGAAAGAAGCCGGTGGCCTCCAGTGAGGCGTAAGACGACAGCTTCGCGTCCGTTGGGGGAAGGCCATCAATGTGACCCCCCTCCGAATATTCGAGGCGAAGCTGTCCGAAGTCGCTGTGCTGCATCAATTCAGACGTAGAACTCTTTCGGACAGTTACTCGCATTTTTATCCTTGCTGTGTGATGTCGTTATAGAACCCGTACCACCACATCGCGGTGATGGTGTGAGGGAAGGCGGTGTTATTCACCACCTCGATCCGCACGGTGGAACCCCGCGTGTTCACGGGCACTTCGAAGGAGCCACTTTCGTTGATAGGGACCACCCCGATCTGGTTCGTCAGCGACCCGAGAACACGGCCGGTGAATTGATACTTCTCGGTGTCGCGGCCATCCGGTGTCACCCAGACCTCAAAGTAACTCGTATCCTGATAGTCGAATGCAACCTGGATCAATTGCAGACGACCGGCAGTCACCGTCTTCCCCTGCTGTGTCGTCGCCGCCCGCATGAACTGCTTGGACAGCTCGACGTAAGCGGAATACGGTACACCGTAAATACAATGAACCCCTTGATAATTGCCGTGGAGGGTTATCGTGGTGTCCGATGTGTTCTTCACCAGGAGCTGTCGCCCAGGGGTCGTGGTGTCCGTCCCAGCAAAGATCTGGCATGAGGGATCAACCCCGCCCGGAAGCATGAAGGTGGTCGTATCGGTGGCATTGTCATAGACGCCAGCCTCAAGTGTCCGCTTCATGTCCAGCTTGATGGGGAACGGCTCGTAGCTCTCGCAGATGTCGTTCGTGATCGGAAGGCGCAGCAACCGGACGCTTCCGGCGGCAGTGCGGGCCAAGATGAAGATCGAGCTGTCGATCACCTTGATGTTGTGGATGAAGGTCACACCAGGGAAGGTCCATTTTGACCAAGCCGATTGTGCCTTCGTCTCGCCGTCCCAGAAGTACCGATAGACATAGATCGCAGAACGCTCGGCACCGCTAAGGGCACAGAGGATACCTGCCGAGGCATCACCAGCAAGAGAGACGATAGGATGCTTAATGTAACCGTCCACATGGTAGGTGACAGGCACCGCCTTATTCGAGACCGTATTCTGGTGGTACTCGTACTCGAATATCTGCGCTCTATCTCCCTTTCTACCGGCGAAGTACAGAATGTCGCCCAGCACCACAGGACGAGCGTAAGGTGTCGTCTCGTAGGTCGTACAGAGATCAATCACCGCCTTCTTCGGTGTGAACAGATCGCCAGAAGATATCTCGAACTGGGCTTTGTCCGTCTGGACGAACAGCGATTTCTTAAATGGAACGCCCCATCTGGCAAAATTCACACTGGTCGATGTGCAGGTTCTACCCAAGGGATCGCTATCCTTCACCAGGGTGACCTTGTCCGGCCAGAAGTTGAAGTAGTCAGCGGCTTGAGAGAAATAAACAACCTCGTCCGAGGCTACAGCCAAGCGGTCCCGGAACAGAGCGATGTCGGCAATCTTTTGACCGACAAAGTCAGGAGGTGGACATACCGTGGGATCGCCCGAAGATCGAGGCTTCCAGGTCAATTTTTTGAACGTGAAGGTGCCATCAGCGTTTCGGATGAGGCCCCACGGCATCGTCGCCGCGTCGAACGAATTAGGATATCGCGGATCGGCACACTCCTTCCACATCCACACCGCGCCGGAGGTCTTGTCCAGCTTGGCGAAATAGTAGGATTTGGGGTCGCTATCAGAGGACACCTTCCAGATCGCACCATCGGTGCAGCCGGTTGAGGTGTCAGCCCAATTACCTGTCCCATAGGTGGCCGTCAGATAGCTGGCGATGGCCTCCCCTTTGTAAGGCAGGTCGTCCCAGTCGGTGGTGGGTCCATAGATCGTGCCCGTCCCCGCCGGTCCCATAGCCACCGTCACCGCCTTGTTTGCGATGATCGTGTAGTCCGCGATGGTTACACAGTGGAAATCCCACTGAGGATCGGATGAAGTGAGATAAGACACCCCATCAGGATAGCTCACCGCCTTCTCAACACCGTTGATATCCAGAACCTTGATTGAGCCAGAGCGGATCAGGACGATGTATTTCTCGTTAATGTCGCGCTCGTAGCTGTGGATATGAACGGAATCGGTCGCCGAGATACCGGAAACTACACCCAGATCGATGGTACCGGGGCGTTTTCCAAACCCTCCTGTCACCACGGAAAACTCATGGTTCTCCGCGTTCTGAACCTGACCAGGAAGACGAACGCTATCAGGCTGACGGGAGACGCCCTGATAGAGCGTCTTGACGTCTTGCTCAACAAGGTTACCCGCCATCAAATCCCCCAGATACGACTGTTGCGCTGAGTGATCAGCCTGACGGATTTACAATCGCGCAGGACGTTGCAGTTTTCGGTCTCACCCTCGGCATCCTGAAGAGCGGCCCACGCCTCGTCTTCCAGCTCCTTCAACAGTTTGTCGATGGCGACAGACTGCACAGAGCCTTTCTGAAAGCGACGAGCCGCCTTGTAGGTGATGAATGCCTGAAGCTCGTGCGTCAGATCCTCGAACGCCATCTCCCAGACCACATCAGCCCAGACAGGGCCGGTCCAGAGGTAGGTCTGTTTATCGACGTTGTAGATGCACGCATGGCCGTTGTAGCGGCGGACAGCGATGGAGAGAGCCGCAGACTGGCCCGTGGCGTCGATGCGATAGGCGGTGTCGGGAAGGACGATCAAGCCGTCAGGGTTCGGAACGAACCTAAAGTTGTAATCGGTGTTGCACTGCCATCCCTTGGCCAGCACATCTTTCGTGACCTCGTCGAGGGCACTGACGGCGCTCTCCGCATCGGGAACGCCAGAGTTCAAGGCAGACACCGGACGCTCGTTGATTGCTTTGAGCATACGGTTGACCGCCTCAAGTTTCGTGATCATCCGGCGACTCCTTGGGTCAGGCGGTCAAAAGCTGGGAAAGCTCTTTCCCGGTATTGAAGACGGGGGACCAGATGAACCAGGACTGGTGTCGATTCTGGAGATTGGTGAGGGCGGCTGCATCGACCTGGAGGGCGATCTTCGCCTTACCCGTCACCGCATTGTCGGCGGGGGCTCGCGACCCGGCACCAACCGAAATCAGCTCGCCGTAGCCAGCCCCCGAGAGAACATCCAGGACCACGCGATAGAGCGTCCCGTTACCATTCTCGAACGTGAAATAGATGCTGAAGATGTTGCTGGAAACAGCCATAAGATGTCCCTAAGAAAAAACGGGAGACCCCGAAGGATCTCCCGCTTGATTGCACGTTACGCGGTCTTGAACTCAACCGCGCATTCCGGCCGCAGAGTGCCGTGACCGACCATCATCTTGGCCACGACGAAGTCTTCCAGGCGACGGGTGTCGCGGAAGGTTTCCATCGTCACGTCCATCAGCTTCACGGTGGCAACCGCTTCAGCGGTCCACAGGAGGCCGGTGGTGGTCAGGTAGTTCGCCCGATACTTCGAGTACACCGAGGTGTCGGCGGTCTCGTTGGTCTTCGGGAGATTGCGCGACCGATAGATGGTCACACCATCGACCTCCAGGGTCTGAGCGCGCTTGGCGATACCGCTGGTATCGGACGATCCGAAGTCGTCGCGGTTCAGGACGAGGTAGTTGCCGTTGGCGTCCTTCGCATACTTGATGGCGTCGAACACATCGGCGTTGACCGCCATGAAGCGGGCCACGTCCTCGGGGACGTCCTTGTTGAACAGAGCCTTGTTGGCGGCGCGGATAGCGTCGATCCAATAGGCACCGTTGACCGACCCGGTGGCATTCAGGTTCGCGTCGGTGACGACGGTGCCACCCGGAAACGGGCCGACCGCAGCGGTGCGAGCCGCCAGGGCGATGGCACGGAAAACGTTCTTGTCGAACACCTTGGCCAGCGCACGCCCCATCTCGAAGGTCGCCTTGGAGCGAACATCGAAGTGGGACAGGACGGTGTCCAGGTCCGAGAAACCGTGGTGGGAAACGAGGATGTCGTCGGCGGTGATCGAGATCTCGCCGGTCGGCAGGTCGTTGCCCATCAGCTCGGTACCCGGAACGAAATATTCGGCGCTCGACAGCCAAGTCTTCGGGAACCGCCAGGACTTCGCGCCCCGAAGGTTCTTGATGGTATGCTTGTCGAGAGCGATGGTCTGCGAGTCGAAAGCGGTGATAACCTCGCCACCAAAAGCGTCGAGATAAAGGGAACGTCGATCAGCTTCAGTGGCATTGGCCGACTGACCCTTACCGAAACGCAACGGAGACGAATTATCAGAACCGATAGCCATATTTTCTTACCTGCTTTTTTCTTGTTGTTCTTGGCTTGTTGTTTAGTTTTTGTTTCGACTTCCCGCATTCCACGATCGATTGTCCTCCGTAGAGGGTCGCCTGTACTTTGCGGTACAATCCAGACACAGCGAGTCCTCTCCTCGGTTAGCCGACCGAAGAGCAGGGAAAGGGGCTGTGACTGACCCCCTGCCTGATGGCTAAGTCAGTGGGGAAATTTCTATGAATTGGTTGGTGTTGATGGGCTCAACACCTAAAGCCAGACCTCAATAGTTGTTATCGAGATCCCAAGTGGCGCGTCGCATTTTCTGGAGAACCTTCTCCCGGAAGGTGGCGCTCTGCTGGTATTCACGACTACCCATGTCGCGCTTCATTTCATCACGACTGCGGTAGCCATCGACATTTGAGCCGGGGAAGCTGACGCCGCCGGTTTCCAAAGCCCCCTCACTGGAGGCGGGATTGGCCAGCCCCATGCGGGCCTTGAGGGCGTCTACGCCGAGCTTCCAACCCGGCCCGGCCAGCACCTGATTGATCTGGCCCTTCTCGGCCTCAGACAGGTTTCGCTGCGCCCAGGAACTGATGCGATCCCACTCATCCGGCCCGCCGACATATTCCAGCGACTTGGCCTGTTCGGCCTCGACGCGAAACTTGAAGTTGTCGATGTAGGCGTCGATCAGGGCCTCAGGGATGCCCTGCTTGAGCAAAGCCTGACGGGCTTCGACCGGGATGTTGCCGTCGCGGACAACGATCTGACCCAGCTCCTCGGCATTCAGACCGGCCCTGGTCAGGACGTCGGAGACTTCGCCCTGAGACTCCTCCTTCGGCTCTTCCTGTTTGGGTTCCTCGGACTTACCCGCCTTGACCTGATCCAGACGGTACTGGAGTTCCTTGGCATGGTTGGCCCAGTCGTAGGTGCCCGTGGTCTTGTCGTAGAATTTATCGAAACCACCCTCCGGCAGAGGCGGAACCTGAGCAACCTCAGGTTCGGTAGACACACCCGGAAGTTCCTCTTCCTGGCCCTGCGTCCGATACTTGTCGGCCATCGCCTGAAGATGCTCTTCCGAGCCGGGGACAGGGGCGGTGGGGGTGGTGGTCTGAGTTTCAGTGGTCGTCAAATTGTCATCCCTTTACGATACAAACTAGGCAGACTGAGGGGGCTGTTGGCCCGCCGCAGCGCCCAGGGCTTGTTGTGCATACTGTTCAACCGCCGCGCCGCCACCCTGCTGGGCGATCTGCTGAATCGCTTCGGTCATCATGCGTTGCTGCTGGATCTGTTGGACCTCCTGCTGGGTGCGAACGGCATCGGGGAGGCCCAATCCGTTGAAAAGCTTGCCCAGGATCATGTCCATCTTGACGTAGTCGTGAGCCTCGGTCGGCAAGGCGGCGATGGCCTGAAGAGCCGTGGTCACACGCTGCACATCCTGCTCACGACCCAGTGCCTCAAGGCCGGTCAGAATGGTCGGCGAGACCATCCCCTGGGGCCACTGCGGCAGCTCGTTGCGGGATTGCATCTGGAGGATCATCCGGCTCAAGCGATGCGCTTGAAGTTCGGTGGCCAGCATCGAATAGACACCGCCCAGGGTTCCTTCCAGTTCCTCTGACATCATCCGCAGCTCGGTCGCGGTGACGCGCTCGGCGTCCCGTCTCCAGGCTGAGTTCATCATGAAGGCTGCACTCAGATCAGAGAGCAGAGCCTGAATTTCCTGTTGAGCCACCTGAAGCCCGGAGGCATTCGTGTATTGCAGGAATTGCACATCCTCGGGGTTGCCGGTGATCATCTCGCCGTTGTCGGCTTTGGCGATCTTGCGTCGGAGATTCAAACCTCCGGCGGCATTGGGGCGAATAAGGATGATGTTGCGCGCCGCCATTGCGGAGCCATCCAGGATCGCCTTCTTGAGGCCATCAAGAGCTTTAAAGTCGGGGAAATGTTCTTCGACCTTACCGCGTCCATAATCCTCGCCAATCACCCCGTTCCAGCGAAGGGCTCGGAAGGGGCTGATCTTGTACTTCCCTCGGGACTTCGGCACCTCGTTTCCATCAAGCTCCTGATGGATCTCCCATTCGCCGGTTTTCGTGTTCCGACGAGCCCAGGTGTAAAGGTGAACACGCTGTGCGTTATTTCCGTCTTCGACGGATACGAGTGGGCGAAGCCTGTCAGAAAGATTGGCAGGGGGGATTGCCTCCTCGACGATGATTTCCTTTTCCTCGCCGGTCCCGTCACGCACGACGACATACTGGTCGAGGCGAAAGACCCGAATGCGATTATCGGGCAGGAGCTGCTCAAGAGCATTCCCGGTGACGATGAGGTATTGGAGTTCAAGGTAGGTCGGAAAGCGCCACTGCTTACGCTCGATCTCCGACGCAATGAGCTGTTCAGCCAGGGCGAGGCCCTGTTCGGTGTCCTTATCCAAGGTGAGCTTCTGGTTGCGAATGCGAACATCCGCTGGCACATCCAACTTGAAGCTGGGCATACCCGGCGGATACATCGCGATCATGAGCCGAGAAGCTAGGTTGTTGACGGCCCGCGCACCCAGGCCCTGGTAGGGCTCGGGAAGGTCTTCGGTCGAAGAAAACCCATCGGCGGGCATGAGACCTGGGAGGGTCAGTTCAGCATACCGGCGTGCCCTTCGCAGGAAGGCATCACGCCGGGGCTTCAGACGTTCGTAACGCTCCTTCGCCGTTTCAGCCATGTCGGGTGTCGGACCTCGCTAAACAGCAAGGCCAGAGCCGCCGGTCTGCTGACTGCCGAGAGAAATCGCCAGGGTCTTCCGATTGGTTCGAGCGTCGTTCTGCTCCGCATACTCGCGGGCCTCAGACATCGCGTCGGGATCGGGCGCATTCTTCTTGGTGTTCTTGTAGACGGGGGTCGGGGAAACAACGGGAGCGGGGGCAGATCCACCTCCTCCACACATTTATTTGATCTCCTTGACAAGGATGGGGCCGACAGTCGAGTAGCCAAGCTTCCGGTAGAAACTCTCGGTCTTGGTTGGATCGATGCCGGTGGAAATCCCCAAGCGGATCTCCGAGACGCCCTGGGCAGTTGCCCATTTCTCGAAGGCGAGGAGCATCCGCAGGGCGGCGGAACCTCCCCGGTGCTGGGGGGTGACGTACAGGATCAGGTCAGCGGCAAACGTTTCATCGCTGAACCAGTATTCGGAAACATAACCGACCATGAAACCCACGGCCTGGTTATCGCGTTCCGCAATCAAGACCCTATAGGTTTCGGGATTTTCAAAGACGGCCGATGCGAGCGATCGAAGCTTGTCTTCGGAATATCTGATGGTCTTAAAGAGACCTTCCTGATGTAGGTCATGACCTATCGTAATCAAACCCTCAACATCATCCGGGGTTAAGGATCTTACTTGCACTGATGCTTTCCTCCTTCCATTCAATAAGGCGGTCGATCAGTTCACGCATCCCCGCATATCTGTGGGCATCCCTTTCGTCCTCTCTAGGAAGGATGCATCTATGGGGTATCTGTGCGTTCAGAAGATCGATCAGTACATATGAGGAAGTCGGAAGATCATCTTCAGATGTCTCAAGGATGCTCATGAAAAAATTCTCGGGCAGTAGAGTGAATTAATTGAGCAGTGCCGACCAAGCGTGGGGGAAGAGCCCTCTCATCACTTTGTCAACCTGTTCGGCCGCGATCCGGGTCTCAAGCTGGGCGTGAGGGTCAAGCCGACCACGGCACATATCCACCCAAGCATCGAGTGAGCCGGACCAGATCCACTCGGTCATCATCGACTGCGGCAGGACCATGCGGGCCTGTTCAGGACAGATGCCGCGCTGAAGAAAACTCCGATAGAGCATCTCGCACTGGACGAGCAGGTTCTGGTATTCCTCAGAAGGGCAGAAGCCATCCTCAAGAACATCTGGAAGTACCTCGCTCGACGAGCCCTGCTTGACACACTCTGCCCGCAAACGCCAAGCGTCAGGGACATGGAACTTAGGCGGCGCGTCCACGTAGCGACGAGACACCTCGTTCTGCCTCAGGAACTTATGCTTGAAAAGTTGGCGTGCGACGAAGATCGGGGCGCTTACGCGGAAAGAAGCAAAGCAGTGGCCGAAGGGGCTGATGTGCTTATTCCGGGCGAGGTATTTGATCAGCTTCTGGTCTTTTTCAGAAAGAACGTGCTTACCGTCACCATCGAATTTCCACTCGCTTTCCTTGTCCATGGACACTCGGGCCGCATTTACAACCGTCAGGTCTGAGCCCATGTGATCTTTCAGGGTCACCTTCATGACTTAGAACCCAAAGTCGAAGCCGCCGGACGACCCATCCGAGGAGCCCGAATCCGAGTAGCTGAAGCCATCATCGCTCGGGGTGGAGTAGCTGGGGGTGTGCCGCGCCGGGGAGCTCTCATGAATGACGGCGGTGTCGTGATGCCCGGCATTGGAGATCACCGAACCCAGTAGGACGCCGGTCATCATGTCGTTTCCGCTGTGTGGGGCACCGGCAGCGTAGACCACCTGGGGCGAGGGGGCGGAACCCCACGAACCCGACGACGGGGCCGGGGAAGACGGTGCGCGCGGATCATCCTGACTGGGCCAGACGCCACGCGGGAGAGAGGGCAGAGGGATGGCCTCGTTCGGCGCAGCCATCCGCATCTTTTCCCGGTACTCCCGCATGTCCCGGTAGTAGCGATCCTGCGCCTCCTGGCGCTTGGCGTCGTTGCGCTGGCTCTGGCGGATCAGCAGGTAGGTGATGAGTGCGCCGACCAGTCCCAAGACCAGGACGACGAGGACGAACATGAAGCCCGTGGAAATATGAACGTGATGCATTGTTTGCCTTTGGTTAGGGTATCCTCAGGAGCCGTAGAGCGGCCGACTTGGTCATCAGCGGATATTGACCCGCCGTGATGTTGAAGCCGGTTCCGGCAATCAAAGACTCCTTTGACACCAGATTTTTGTGAGGGTGATCTATTGTGTCCCATTCACTTAGAAGACGACGGCAAATGTTGTCGAACATTTTGTCACTGATGACACTCTGATCTTCGACATAATACAGGTAGCTCGTCATGAGATACCAAGGCACAAGCAAATGAGGCGATCTCTCGACCGCCTCCTTGCACAGCTTCTCAACCTTCCTGATCATCGGATCGGGCAGACGCCGCCGACACAGCCATCTTCCTGCGGAGCATCCAGCGAGCTGATTGCTTCGAGGCTGACAGGCTTAAGACCGACGACATAAGCTTCATAGGCTTCCCTGGTCACCACCTCCTGCGGCAGATAGGGATAGCCAAGGTCAGCCGCAGTCTTCGTCGGGTCAGCTCGGGGAAGAAAAGAAACACCGACATAGGTGTCCCAGTTTTCCAACACCCAGTCGATAATCGCCGGGATCTCATCCTGCTCATAGCTGACCGTGATCGAGCAGTTGTGATCGACGTAATGCTCCATCAAGAGCTTATAACGTTCGAGCTGTTCGACGGCGGTTTCGAGGTTTACTTCGATCAGATCCTGAGGGTCGAGGAGATCCTCACCCAGGAGGCCCTTCCGCCAGACCTTGCCGCTCTTCTTGTGGTAACGGTCAAACTCAACGTCATCCCAGGACACCGGAAAGGTGACAAGGACGCCGGTAGCGTCATAGGGGTTGGGGACCACACGATAGCCAGCTTCTCGCAGGATCTCGACATTCTTGTCGTGGATCGAGAAGTTGACATTGTTGAAGATGTACTTGCCGAGAGGCTTATGAACCCCCTCGGTGGTGTCCATGATCTTCGACAGGGTACCGGAGGGTTTGACGGTGGTGACGTTTTTCGGGCGCGGAAGGCCCAGCTCATCCGCCATCTGATTTACCCCGGCCTGGGCCTGATCTCGCAGATCCTCAAACGCGGCGGCGCACCAGCCTAGATCCCAGCGAACGATGCCGGTCAGACCGACACCACACAGGCGCAGGAACTGGTTCAGCTCATGCCAGCTCCGCTGAAGAACACCGTCGTCGAGGTTGACGCAAGTCTGTCGGTAATTGGCGCGGGCGGCAATCCAGATTGCGAACAGGAGCCCGTCGAAATCGCCGTTAAATTTCCCAAGATCCACTTCGACCAAGTTACAGAACGACTTGTTACCCAGAAGAATTTCAGCACAAGGATTGACCCCCTTGAACCAGGGCGCTCTCTTCAACGCGGTCTTGGCGTTAATGAAGCCCGGCTCGGACCCCCCAGCGGCGACCATCATGTCGAAGATCCCGGTCAGCTCCTCTCGGGTAGGCTTGTCGTAGAACAAGAGGCTGTTGTTGGACTGGGCACGCTGCGGCTGATCAACGAAGTGGTTCAGCTTCGCCAGGGCGAACTGCTTCCACTCGGGATCGCCGAAAGGCACCAGGGAGATTTCCGCCGACCGTCTACTGGACAGGGTGGTGCCCAGCCAGTTCATCACGTCGAGGATGTCGATCCGGGTCAGAAGCCGCCCGGCCCGGCGGTTCAGGATGCCCACGATTTCGACGAAAGCCTTGCTGATCGTCTCGTCGCCTGAGGAAATCCAACCGTAGCCTTTCAGGCGTTCACCGGCAGGACGGACCTGGGAGAAGTCCAAAATGATCCGGTCCACCGGTTCCTTGAGGGCGAGCAGCTTACCCACCGCCTTGGCCCAGGCTTCAGCGCTATCACCGATCCGCAGTCGCCAGACCTTCAGACCATTGGGGTCGGTGTAGGTGAAGGCGCAGTTGTTGGGATCACCCTTGTCCTTTCGGGTGGAGCGGATGGTTGTGATCAACACCGACTTGGCCAGCCCGTTGAGGGTACCGACCACCGGCTCGAAGCCAACACCACAGCCCTGGAGAAGCAGCCACATGCAATCGACCACATCGTGAACGGTCTCGACACGGGCGAAGGAGCAATTGAACTGGCTGGCCTCGCGGGTCTTGGCGATGGCAGTCCCGCCCAACCAGAGGGTGCGACCGGAGACGGAGATCTTACGTTCCAGCAAGAGATCACGCAGGACACCCATCTCGGCCCGCTGGGCGAGGTCCAGTTGATGACCCTGCGCCCGTTCCCACAGCCACGTCTGATGCTCAACGACCCGATCAACCGTCTGATCCCAGGTCTCAAAAGAAACGCCCGCTTCATCGAGCGGGCGGTTATAGGTGCGACGAGTGATGACTTGTGCGCGAATGCTGGGGTTTACCATTCCCATCCTTTAATCTGATTTCGGTCGAGCGGTTCCCATTGCTCCTTCATTCTCAGAAGAACGGCATCAGGAACGTTGTGAACGTTCAGCCACGGGCCGCATACTTCGATGACTTGTACGGACGCCTTTGCCTTATTGGCGAGCCCAACGTAAGGGCGCATCTCCCAATTGCGGACAAAGGTATTGGAGACTACGACAGAGCAACCGGCCTCAAGGCAGGTTCTGGCGCGCTCCATGCACCACTGGTGAGCCTCGCTGATCCTGGTGTAGTCGAAAAGATACTGTCCATCTTTCACGAAGAACTGATCAGCTTCAAAGTGAAGGGCGTCGTTCGCTTGAGCCAACGTCGCCGCCAGCGTGGACTTACCGGAGCCCGGCAAGCCACGCACGAGAGTGAGGACAGCCAACCTAGTAGCGGCCAGTCTTGAGGTAGCACAGAGTGTCCTTGGGGAAACTCTTGACCGAGTCACCAACATCCCGCCACCCGTACCAGACGATAAGGGCGGGGATGAGGAGACCGGACACGATGACAACGAGAACGCGGCCCACCATGTATTTGGTGAGATTTTTGATCAAGCGGTCGGTGTTCATTCGTGGACCTCCTTCCACCAAAGGCCCTGGACGAGCAAACCAGCCTTCAAACCCTTCTTGGCGCCGATCAGGCCGTGTCTGATGAAAGAATGCGCCAGGGCCAGGGGAACGCCGATGACCCAGGTCAACAGCATCGCGGTGTAGTGCAGGAGGCGAATGATGAAGGTGATCATTCCTCGTCCTCCCCTTCTTCCCGGAGGATATCCATGGCGTCGTCCCAGCCCTGCCAGTTATCGACACCTGCCGCTTCCAGAGCGGTGAGCTTTCGGTCGCGGCGTTCGAGGTATTCGAGACGGCGCTTGAGTTCTTCTTCGGTCGCTTCTTCCACCAGCTTGTAGGTAACGACCCCATAGCTACCGGGTTCTCTCTTGTTCCTCCGGGTTACGAATGCCTTGGGGTACGTCGGATGATCGTAGAGCTTGGTCACGTCCTTACCCGTAATGGTGCTTCGGGCAGCGTAAACGAGATCACGGGAGTTGCTCATCAGCGGAAATCCCCATCACCGTTGATCACGCCACGGGCATTGCGGTCGGCCAGCTTTTCCAGGTTTCGCCTCGCGGCAAATTCCATGCTCACGCCCATGTCCCAGAGCAGGGCGGCAGCGGCCCAGAGGACGTCCCCCACCTCGTCGGTAATCGCCAGCTTGGTGTCTTCATCCATCTCGGTCAGGCTTGCGCCTTTACGGATCAGCTTCTGGACCTTGTTCTGGGCCTCACCGGCCTCGGCCCCCAGGAGCATCGCCGGGTACAGGACGTCGGCGCTGGGCGGATAGATCGCGGTCAGCATGGCGGACTGTTGGAAATCGTTGAAGTTCATGCGTTCGGTTCCCAGTTCTTGTAGCCCCAACAGGAGCTTCAGGGTTTGCGTGTATAATCACCAGAATGCTTGCAGTCAGAGCAGACACGAAGGATGGGTTTGCCTTCCTTCCCACCCTCCTTGACTTTCCGCTCCTGCTCCTCGATCAGGAAGTCGAGGTACTGACGCGCTTTCTTGAGGTCTTCGATCCCCCCTTTATCGGGCCAGCGGGTGACGTACTTGACGACGTTGCCCTCACAGAAACCGAGCCCGTTGGCGAGGATGTATTCGATTGGCTGGATTTTTCTGCGCTTGTAGTGGGTTCCTCCGACTTGATGTGCGAGAGCGGAACCCAAATTGGGTTCGTTGGATGCCAAAGGCGATACTCCTGGGTTTCTTGGTTGTAGTCTTCGTGCCGCAGGATGCGAGCCATGCGGGCATTTAGGATTGCTTCATTTTCGGAAAGTTCAGCAGCCTCGTAATTCTTGACGACTGCCTCCCACATCTGCTCCAGGGAGATGCAACTTTCGAGAATGGCGTCAGCTCTCTTCGGCCCGATCTTCGGGCAACCCTTGTACCCATCGGTCGGATCACCCATCAGGGTCTGCTTCATCCAGAACAGATCAGCCTGGAAGGGTCGGATGTACTGAGGCCGGATGTCCCGTACCGGGTTGAAGAGCCGGATCGGAGCGGTCTTGAGGTCTTTGTCGATGGTCACGACCACGGCGGACTTCATGTGTCCGGTGCCAAGGATTGCCATCACGTCGTCGGCTTCGAGCCGGGGCCAGCGCAAGAACTGGAAGCGTGTTTCCAGATGAGCGACCACGTCCCAATAAGCCCTGGGCTTTTCCCCCCGCCCGGCTTTGTAGTCGGCCCCATCGAAGGATTTGCGGAAGTTGTCGGGGGCGGTGAAACACAGAAGGGGGTCAGAGCAGCCCGCCCTCTGGGTCCAGCCCACGGTGAGGGCCTCGGCCTCGCGGATGGCATAGTCGAGGTCCACCATGGTCTCGCCATCCCAGTCCTCCTGGGCGGCGGCAGAAGCCCGATACGCGACGATGTCGGCGTCGATCAGGGCTGTGGTCATTTGCGCCGAGACACCCACATGATCGTCAGGAGGACGAGCAGGAGGCACAGAAACCCGAAGAGGGAGAGGGCCTTCCATGCCACGGCGACACTGACGACGCCGATGGTCGCGCAGATGCATGCGATAATGGTGATGATGCCGGTCACGCCAATAAGCCAAACGAGGGCGTACAGCAGCACCACGAGAACAAGAGCAACGATAGCCATTAGTGTGTGTCTTTCCAGTTGTGGCCGATGTCATACTTACCGGCCAGGGGGCAGCGGATACCCAAGCGGACACCCGCTTCAGCAATCGATTGTGCGAACAACTTCCCGACAGACTCGGCGTGTTCGGGCAATACACTCATCTGCACCTCGTCATGGACGTTGGCGCAGTAACTGATGTAACGCAAATGTGATACAGCGAGGTCAAAATGAAAGATCTCAAGAGCCTTCTTCATGACCACAGCACCGGCACCCTGAAGCAAGGTGTTCAGAGATGAGTGGTCTGATCTCGTGAAGATCTTGCGACCATCCAAGCCACGAACGTACTTCTGCTGCTTGTGCGCTTTCTTGACGGCGTCAACCAGCTTATCGAGACCCGTAATACCGCGCTGCAATTTCTCACGGGCTTCCACTCCGAGAGCCGTGAGGATGATCTCCTCGGTGGACGGCTTGCGCCCATCGCGCTGGGCCTTTCGACAGACCCTTTTCTTCGCCTCCAGATAAGCCTCGCGGCTCGGCTGCGGCGCTGGCTGACCAGCTTCGGTTGCGTCTTCCAGGATGATCTTGCCAAGCTTGAGGTCACCAGCCCCATAGAGGTAGGCGTACATCAGGGTCTTAGCGTTATCTCGCTTGAAGAGAGCGGCGATAATCTGGGTGCGGGAATGCACGTCAGATTTATCGTCCTTCGATCCAGACACAACCGCCGTCGCGTAAAGTCCTCGGTCGTAGCGGGCGAGGTAGTGAGCCAACATCCTCAGCTCAAGACCCTCGGCATCGCAGCCCACCAGGGCTTCGCCCTCGTCCGCTGTCCACACCTCACGCATTCGCAGATCCTTCTTGTCGATCTGCGCCATGTTCGGCGTGAAGTGGGTCATACGGCCGGTGACGGCCCCATTGGGGTTGACCTTGCCGTAGACCCGCCCGTTCTTCTCCAGCTTGAGCCAGCCGTTGTCGCCATCGGCAATCTGCCCAAGCTGCTTGGAGCAGCGAAAGTAACGAGCCAGCGGCTTCGCTTCAGGGTAGGGAAGCTCGGCCAGGACGGCGTCATCGATCTGCGGTGCCCCGGAGGGGGTAAACTTCTCGGGACGCCAGCCCAAGGACATCAACCGCCGCGCAATCTGCTGACGGGAGCCCGGATTGAATACCTCGATCTTGTCCTTCAAACGCTTCCCGGTCTTTTCAGACCAGCGTTCATGGACAATCGGCGGAAAGACCTCCTGAAGCTGGCGCGTCAGGTCATCGGCTTCCTGACGTAGATCAGCGGCCAAAGCAACGGCTCGGCCCACATCCAAACGGAAGCCATGCTGTTCTTGCAGCGCGATGACATACGCAACGCGATGCTCAAGATCCACAGCCTGAGACCAGTCATGGTCTTTCATCTCCTCTTGAAGGCTAAAATAGATTCGTCGCAAGACTCGAACGTCCTGCTGACAATACGTGGCCATCTCCGGGTCGAACCGTGACCAGTCAGACCACTCCCCTTTCTCGAACCCCAGGTGTTTCCCCCAGGCTTCCAAGCTGTGCCCCCCAAGTCGTTCGGGGTTTACCAGACGGGAAATGACCAGGGTGTCGATGATCCGATCCAAGTCGAAAACATCCTGGTACAGACGGTTGATGGCCCAGAAGTCGAAACCCAAGCCGTTGTGAAACACCACCTTCTTCGCTCTTCTCAGGCGGGCGATGCCCTCAGACAGAGGGCGATACCCCGGCTGATCGGCATAAATATCAGGCTCACCTTTCGGGCCAGCGATTGATAAACACCAAAGCAACGTCAGTTCTCGAAGGAGTCCATTAGACTCCACGTCAGCAAAGACGATTTCCTCCAATGAACTCCTCCGGTTGGTTCATATGACAAGCTGTTCGACGAACGCAGCAACACGCTTCAACTCCTCTGGAGTTGCGTTCGACTTGATTGTGTTCGCCTTGTATGAAAGCACGACGACATTCCCCTGGACGTAGCCCAGCTCGGGAATGATGCGATCCAGTGTCGGGGAATTTGGCCCGTGGATCTTGGTCCCTCTGAAGATTGGGATGCCAAGAGCCGGGCAGAATTCAGGGAGCCAGATATCACCCTCGGTCAGGGTGAAGGGTACTCTGTTCTTCTCGGCCCGCTGGCGAGCCCACTTCAGTAGGGACTTGATATGATCAGAAGTCCCTATCTCCATCTTCCTCCTGTTGGTTCACATCGAAATCGGTCACTTCAATAAGTCGGCCAGTCTCATCGTCATAACGACAAGCACAAGCCACACCAGTAGTTCCGGCGTATCGGTTCTTGAGAACTCGCAACACCGTTGTATTTCTTGCCTTGGGGTCATCGGCTTGCTGATTCCTTTCGAGACCGATGACCGCATCCGAAAGCTGGGCGATGGCTGCCGACCCACGAAGCTGGGAAAGGCTGGTCATGGCTCCATCTTCATGCCCTTTCCCCTCGGGTCGCTTCAGGTGCGACACGAGCTGGAGGTTGCAGTTGGTTTCCTGAACGAACGACCGAAGATCGGTCATGGTCTTGTCGAGCATCCGGCGCTCGTCACCGTCCAGGTCCATGCCACTAACGACAATGGATAGATGGTCGAGGTACAGATGCCTGATACCCAGCGACACCACCATGTAGCGGAGGCGGGACATCAGGATCTCGGAATCGAGAGATCCGAAGTGGTCATAGAGGTGGAACCGCCCGGTGCCGAGGGTGGCCTCGAAAGCCCTGCGACGTTCCTCCCCCTCCACCTCCACACCAGGGAGATGGATCGGACGATCCAGGTGGATGCCCATGAAGCGAAGCCCGGTACGGCCTGTGGATTCCTCCAAGGCGACGTATCCGACCGGCAGCTTCAAGGCAACCGCGTCATTATAGGCAATCTCGGCGGTGAAGGCCGACTTACCGATCCCCGATCCGGCGCACCATGTCACCAGTTCGGAAGGTCTCTTGCCGTAGAGCAGCCGGTTGAGGCCAACCCAGGGATAGGGGGTACCCATCTCGACGGGTCGTGCCACCTCCTCCCAGATGTCCGCACCGTTGATGATGCCGTCAGGTCGCCACACTTGGGCATCCCAGACAGCCGACGACAGTTCGCGGACCTTTCCCGCCTGGAGCATCTCCGATGCGTCCTTCAGGGCGAGTTGAGCGATAGCCGCCTTGCCGGGGGTCAGAAGAGCGGCACACTCCTGCGCGGCCTTCCGGCCCGGCTCGTCCATGTCGAACATCAGGACGACCGTTTCGTAGCTCTCGACAAATTCGAGGCAGCGTTTGATCGCCTTCGCCGCGCCCTGCGCCCCGTTCGGGATTGAAACCACCGGCCATTTACAATCGGTAGCCTCGGCATAGGACAAAGCGTCGATCTCACCCTCGGTGATCACCAGCTTCTTGCCACCATTGCGCCAAAGGTGCTGACCGAAGAGGACAACCTCTTTGAAATCCCCGGTAGTCATGAAGGACTTGTCCGGGTACCGGACCTTCTGCCCGATCAGCGCGCCATTGGCATCACGATAAGCGGCGATCTGCACGGGGCGACCGTTATGCTCGCTTAGGGTGTAGCCAAACTTCTTGCAGGTATCCTCGGAGATCCGGCGAGACTTCAGATCGGTGGCCTCTCCAGGAGGCAGGAGATCTTTCGCCTTCTTCCCGCTCGGCGGCGGGGGCTCGCCCCCCTCTCCTCTGGTCTTGCCACAGGAGAAGCAGTGGGTATGCCCATCATCATAACGGGCCAAGGCGTCACTGCTGCCACAGTCTTCGCAGGGCTGATGGGCCTGGACAATCTCGCTCATTGCGATTTCCACGGCCGAGGATTCTCTCCGGGGAAACGCCAGCCGACAACCATGCGAAGTTTGTCCAGAGGGACGTCGGTGACCAGGATCTTATCCGAGGTGTAGGACCATCCCTTGTTTCGGTAGGTCCGCCGCTCCTCGATCCGAAATTCGACTACGTCAATGGTGGGCGGGAGATCGAGGAGGGCATCACCCATATAGCCAACCGGCGGCAGGGTGCTTACGCGGACCCTCGACGAACCGTGGGGTGCATCGAACACAGGGACATAACCCAGAAGACGCTTCGTGTTCTCCTGGTCATAAACGGGAAGATAGCCGTCCATCCCCACCCCCTAGAAACTGTAGGGGGCCGGGGTGAACACGGCGAAATAGCGGACGTATCGCTGCCCGGTGATGTCGGTGCGAAACTCCCGGCGGAACTGGTAGCCAAGCTCCTTCAGGTCCGCGATCCGGCGCGGCAAAGCGCGCATCTTGTACATGGCCTGAGCTTCAATGCCGCTGATCGAATCCTTGGTGCGAAAGTGGGTAATGAGGGTACGGACCTGAGGGGTCATCGCTATTGCTCCAGTTCAATCCAACTGATGTACATCCCGGCATCTTCACCGGGTTCCGAATAACGCTTGAAGACGGCAAGCCCAATTACCTGGGTGTCGTCCTTCCAGAACTTTTCGCTCTTGGTCATGATGTCGAGCGGACCCTTGGCGAAGTTGTCCACGTCAGGGCGTGGATACTTCAGCTTCCCGGTCTTCGGCTTGGTACAGACGACGTCGATCAGGACGAACACCGGCTTATCGGTGGGAAGCCCGTCGTGCGCCTGGGCAATGGGGAGGGACTGCTTTCGCCAGCGGTCGTAGGTGGTGGCGTAAAAGGAACCCCACCGGGTCACCCTCGGGCGACTGGCGGGGACCGGCTCAACAGCGATCAGAAACGAAAAGAGCGACCCTGCGGTCGCCCCCTTCATCCACTTCCTGATCTTGCCGACGAGGTCAGAAGTCACGCGGCTCATCACCATCGTCACCATCGTCCTCGGCCTCTTCCTCGAAGCCCTCGTAGCCTTCCTCTTCCTCGAAGTCGTTGCCGAACCCACCGGCCCGCTTCTCCAGAAGCTGGACACCGTTGAGGTAGAAAGTGACGCCACGCGATTCGACCACCTTGAGCTTGCCGTTCTCCTTGATCTTCTCCGTCGAGACATAAGCGGCGGCGCTGGCCGACACCTTCACGAGGTCACCGCTGAACGGAAAGACACCCTTCGGGAGGGCTCTGGCCTTGGCGTCATAGAGGCGCGGAGCCTTCTTCGACTTGAAGGTGATCACGACCATGCCCTGGTATTCTTCACGCGGCTTGCCGTCCTTGTCGGTCATTTCGTCCCCATCCTTGAACGGACTGGCGAGGTCGGCGGGAACCTTCCCCCACTCGTCGATGGCGACCTGACGCACGGCCTCCTCCAGCGCGGAGATGTCGGTGCCCTTGGGGATCTTCAGGGTGATCTTGTACTTGCCATCGGCAAACTTGCCCTTCAGATCGGGCTCCTTGATGTGGGAGAAGGCGGCAATACCGGCCGGGGTGCGAACCTTCAGGAACAGCTTCTTCTTGTCAGCCATTTTGAGTTTTTCTTCCTTGATTAATTGGCGAACTTGCGCTCAAGCGCCGTCACATCGACGCCTTCTTCGAGCAGACTTACAGCCAAGGTGATGGGGATGGGGCGACCCAGCTTCAGGAGCCGGATCGCAAGGGCGATTTTGTCAACCATTTACGATACATTCATCAGCTAAAAAAGAACGGGGAGTCCAACACCTCCTCGACGTTGAAAGATCCCAGGGGAGGTCTGGCAGGAAACTCGCCACTTGGCAGAGCTGCGTGAAACTCCTGCTCCAAACGGAGCAACCAGTCCTCACGATAGATATCGACCGCAACCTCTCTCAAGGTGCGGGCCAGGATCGGCGCGTCACAAGCGTGAACGCCATAAGAGTCATGGATCATCGCGAAGTCTTCAAAGCCATGATCGAGCATTCGACACACGGTCATCTGAAGCATCGCAGCATCGAAGGAATGAATGATGTTGGGGGCGCTGGCCAGCATCTGTTTATTGACGGCCAGCCCGCAGGACTTGTCTTCTTCTTGGATACGGAGCATCCCTTGCAGGGTCTTGATCTGCTTCGAGACGGTCTTGTAATAGCTCTGGGTAACCCGACACCCGCTAGGGGTGTGCCACACCAGCGGGATCTCAGCCTTGGCCAAGACACCAGCGCATTCCTGGAACCAAGCCATGATAACCTTGGCCGACTCGGCGGTGGTTTCCAGAGCCACGATGATCTGATCCTTGAGGTATTTGGCGTTGGCCATCGCCTTGCCTTCGACCTCCTTGCAGTGGCCATCCTTGATCAACTGATCCTGGATACCACGCTGGGTCACCCCGTAGGGGGTGGTCATGACGGCCCGCTTGACGGTGCTGCGGCTGATACCTTTGGTCAGCCACGCGACAGCTTCAGGCACACCAGCAGCGGCATCAGCGGCCACCAGCTTCTGCACCTCGGTCGCGACGGCGGTATAGAGATCGTGGCGCTCCTTGGCGGACGAGCAGTTCGAGGCCAGAGCCCCCTTCTGGTCGCGCCCCATCAGGGACAGATGCTGGATGCCGTTGACGGACCCGTCGAGCGGGACCGGCTGATGCGACACGAAGTCGGCAGGGTTGTCGAGCTGGTGGGCGAGAGCCCATTCCCGCGCAGCGGCCAGGAACCCCCACGGTTCGTCGTCCTCGAAAGACGCCCAGAAGCGCCGACCGTCGAGAGGATCAAGGCCGCTATCCACGATCAGGTCGTGATGCTCCTTGACCCACGCGACCCGATCATCGAACTGCATCTTATCCTTACCGGCACATCCGGCCAGCTTGACGGCCAGCCAATAGAGGCCCTCCTCACCCAGACGCTTGCCACGGGCAAACATCAAAAGGGCCTTGGTCAGGTCGTCGGTCTGCGGATGGAGATCCTGAGGGATCGGATACATCCTGGTGCGAAAGTCAAAGAAGTGTGGGAACCAGATGGACTCATGGTCCCGCAGAGACTCCGACATCTCAAGTCGGCGAATGAAAGCCTCACGATGACCAACGAGGGAGGCGTTCTCGTCATGAATCTTCATGATCTGATACTTATGTTCGGAGCGTTCCTTCGGACCCATCGCTTCCCACTCCTCATCACTGAGACGTTCGGGAAGCTTGTGATCCTCGGCCTGGGGGAGCCCTCCAAGGTAGGAGCCGGAGACCCAGCACTCACGTTGGATATCCAAGATCCAACCATTGATGCGCCACGGCACAGCCTGGACAGCGTTGATGGCCCGGAGCGCGATGTCCGAGATGGCGTCGGGACCGTCGTCGGCGGTGTGGCCGTTGATAAATCCACCACGAACGAGGTTCTGCTTCAGCATGTAGTAACCACCGTCGAAGGACATCGCACTCTCCTTGTAAAGCAAATCAGATACAACGCAGGGAAATTGAGACGGACTTCAGGCTTAGACGCCCATGCAATCCAAAGCCGCTTCCAGATGGCGGCGGTGGTAGACGTTGACGGCGGTGTCGATCGGACCCTGGGTCGGGTGGTGATAGACCCGAGGCTGCTTCCCGATCTCGAAGCCCTCGGCCAGGGCGAACCGGCGGGCGGTCAGCGACAGCTTCTACTTGAAGGGCCGGTCCCAATATTCGTGCTTGAGGGCGCGGAACTCATCGACCGACAGAAGGTTCAGCTCCTGCTCGATGGTGGTCTCCAGCTTCACCTTCTCCTGGGAGAGACGTTCGACCTTCTTCTGGAGGATGCCGAGGGCCTTGAGGACCAGCTCGTCCTCGGACAGCTCGCCGGTCACCACCTTCTCCTCGCCCATGACGTAGGCACCGTCCTTGCGGATCGCCGGGAGAACCACCTTAGTCACCCAGTCCTGGAACGGCTTGGCATGGGGCTTGTTCGAGCGGAGAATCAGCTTGTAGAGGCCGCCCTCCGACAGGAGCAGGCCCTCCGACAGGAGCAGATAGCGAGGAGAGAAGGTTTCGCAGAAAAGCTGCGGTAGCTCTTTCTTGGTAACAAGACGCTTCTCTTCGGTGTCCAGACCGGCTACCCAACGCTGCGTTCCAGAGGTGATATCCATGCCCAGCGCGTTGCAGACATCAACGCCGACGAACCACGGATTCCCGGCGATCATGACGACGCGGAGGTTGTGGACGATAAAGCCCCAGGAATAGGTGAAGGTGGTCAGTTCGTTGCTCATGATCGGGTTCCTATTCAGCCTTCCCGTGCCGGGCCAGTTCGTCGGCCAGCTTGGTGAAGAACTCAGCGGCCTCTCGGCAGGACTTCTCGTTAAACCACCAGCCACAATCACAGCCCTTGTTGGGGTTGTCGGTGGTGACCTTGAAGCTGTACTCGTGTATGTGCCTCTTGGCGAACAGGTAGGCACCACTGCTGGTGCTGAGTTCTGCTTCAGTAAACCCGGTGTTATTCGTGGTGATCACTACTTAATCTCCTCGGCCCTCAGGCCGCTTGCTTGTCGATTTTGGCCCAGGCTCTGGGCGGGGTGATCATCGGCATCAGGAGCGGCCGATTGATCTCAAGGCGGGCGTTGATGTCGGAGAGGGACTGGCGGGCTTCCTCGGTGAGGAAGATGGTTGAGACCGTTTTCCCGGCTCCAGCGTGAACGCAACGTTCCTCGAAAAACTGCGGACAGGCAGCAACAACAACGTCAAGAAGTTTAGAGCCAACCGCCCGCTTCTGTGCGCTCGGCCACTTGAGGCTTTCAACATCCCCAAGCTTTTTCTTCCATCGCTGCCAAGTCATTCGATCAACCTCACCTCCGGCATAGTCCTTAAGCTGCTGGATGAGTGATCTCTTCGGCTTCTCTTCCTTCTCCTTCTGCTTGGTCTCAGCCAGCCACCTCTCGTATTCCATCTCGTCTCGGATGCACGACCCGATCATGTGGATCAGATTGAGCGAGGGACGCCCGTCGTTAATGCGGGTCACCGGCATGGTGAAGATGCAGCGCACGGTGATGAACGCCGCCTTGTCGGGATCGACGACGCCAAGCGTCCACCACCACTCAGGTTGTCTCCCGGCACCGCCATCAGCGATACCCCGCTTGGCCTCTTCAGCCGCCGCAGCAACGGATTCCGAGGAAGCAGCAACGGCCTGTGCGATCAGGATGGAGCCGGGACGGGAATCAGCCACGGCGATGGCTTCCTGTGCGACGGACCCGTCGCGGCGAACGACCTCCCGTTGGAGGGTGCGGAGATACCGCCTCGTTCCCGCCTCATTGCATCCCATCTCCCAGCGGATCTGGCGCTCAACGTCAACGATCTCGGTCAT